GTTGCCGTCTCTACTATCTACCCCTGTCGAAACCATGGCTGGCCCATCATAAGAGTACTAGCGCAAAAACTACTAAGACAACCACTACTCCTATTGCTAGGTGGGTCAAATCGTCGTTCATACTAATCTCCTTATGGTGGACCAGGCGGGAGTCGAACCCGCGTCCAAGAGTCCTTCGCTTTGAAGGGATTACAACTATTCTTTAAGCTGGCTGAATGTTACTAGCCTGCTCACCTTTCATACCCATCGTGATTTCAAATCTTACACTCTGACCTTCTTGCAGTGTTTTGAAACCACTTGAATTGATCTGAGAGAAATGAGCAAAAAGGTCTGCTCCGCCATTGTCCGGTGTAATGAATCCAAAACCTTTGGCATCGTTAAACCATTTTACTTTTCCTGTTACCATTTTACGTTCTTTCCTTAAATTAACATAATATTGTTTTTACAAATTCTGTATAAACAACTCTTTTGACGCACCCACAACAATGTCCTGCGTCTAGACCTGTAGGGCCTTTCACCCTAGCAACTGATTATATCAGTTTACCTTTGTGGATAAACTTATTTAATCATTATTTTTTCTATTACCTTTATCACGAGCAGGTTTCACTTGTGCGGCTAACTCTGCTTGAATCATAGCACGTTTCCATGCGCCTTTTTGATGCGCATCTTTAAATGTACCCAAAGCTAGACTCGCTTTGGTCATGCCGCTCATACGATAATTTGATGTTGGTTTCATTTTTCTTCCTTTTCAATTTGAATAACTGTTATATTGGATTTTTCTAAAAACGCAATACCGTCAGTATTACGATAGCTATCTCGATAGAATACTCTTTTAATTCCACTTTGATATATTAGTTTGGCACAGTCTAAACAAGGAGCATGAGTAATAAAAATATCAGCATCCAAGCCACTGTCACTCGATCGTGCAAGTTTAGCGATTGCATTAGTTTCCGCATGAAGTACCTCTGGTTTAGTTTTTAGAGAAGTTGTATCGTCTGAATGTTGGATAATGTCTTCGCAGTTGTTATCCCATCCAGCCGGCATACCATTATAGCCAATACTAATGATGCGATCATCTTTGACTACAATAGCACCCACATGAAGTCTACGTGCATGACTAAGTTTGGCAAACCTATCAGCAACATCCATATAGGCTTGCAAAAACTTTTCTTTTATCAAAGAAGATTTTCCTTCTTAAGGATATCAACTACATCATTAGTCAATGCAATTTCGGTCCTAACATTCAACTCAAGAATTTCATCGTTAAGTTTTTGTTTTTGTTTTTTGAGATCCTGAACCAAAGTCTTCACTGCATCTAATTGTTCAGAAGTTTGAACAGCAGTCGTTACATCATCTTCACGACCATACAGGCTAGCACGGCTTTCTTCCTTACGGTTGCGGATCTTTTCCAACTTACCTTTGATAACATCAATAGAAGTTTGTTTGTCACTGCTAACAATGTCTGCTAGTTGTGCAATTCGTTTATCAATGTAAGCGGCTTGCGTTAGTTTGGCATCAACACCGCTGGTTGCATTTGCAGAACCAACAAGACCTCGAATGCTAAATTGTGCTACTAGCAAATCGCTTCTGCGTTTGTCGTTGGCAAACAACTCTTTGTTTGCGTCATTCAATTTTGTTTCTAACACTTCAAACTCGTTAATAGTAACTGATGTTTGAATTTTAATTTGCTTGATAGCTTCTGCAATAGCATTTTGCAGGGCACTTGCTTTTCGAAGTGTGATGTTCATGTTGTTTCCTTTGTTCTTACAGTTTACTTTTTCTTAGGAATTTTGTCAAGCTGTTCCATACCAATCTTGCCTTCTTGGATTTCTAGTAAAGCAGTGACTACAGGGTGCGTGTGATCAAATCGATCACTATGTGAATTCTGTCTTTTAATTTCTTTAGCTCGCACAGCGCCAATTAAAACCATATTGAATCTATTTCCGCCTGAGTTAACTACACAAGAGTCCATGTCAAGAGATGGACCACGGCTTTCAAATTTTGATTTCATTTATATACCTATCGTTATGTTTAAGACGGTTCAGTAAAAAGGTAAGCAAATAGCTGGACAATATGCAATTGACAATTCGTTCCAGTGATTAACCTTCGCTTACAACTTTCAACATACAAGAAACCAAATTTTTCTAGGTAACAATGAACAGAGCTTTCGCTTGAATTATCCTAGAGCACTTGGTTACGGAGCCTCATCAGGGCAATGTTCAGTAAACGATTTAACTCGTTAACTGTATGCTATTCCTCATCTCCTCTTTACCTTGCCGGACAGTTCAGTTTCCCTTACTGTCAAATTTAATTATAACTGAATGAGTGAACGAAGTCAAGTTCTTTTTTCTAATATTTTGTCAGCTAGCCCAATATCAACTAACTCTTGAGCAGTTAGATAAACATCAGTTGAATTGAGTAACTTCTTTTTGATGTTGGTATTGTTCATACCACTTGCTGAACGTAATACTGACAGCATTCTTTCATTACAAAGATCAGCTTCTTTGAGCCCAGCTCTTATGTCATGATATTTGGCATCGTCGGTACTATCGCTAAATTGGTGGCACATTATGCCACAGTTTTCTGACACAATTCTGTGTCCTTTGATTCCTGATACAAAAATTAAAAAAGCCGCACTCATGATACTGCCCACAGCAATAGTTCTAATTGGACGAACGCTGGCTTTCATAATATCAATTAGAGCAAGTGCATCGTAAAGACTGCCCCCAGTGCTATTGATATACAGGGTTAATAACTTGGATTGATCTTGCGAATTAAAATTTTCGTAAACAATCCATTTTATGGTTTTGGTAATATTCTCATCTTCAATTTCCCCAGTTAGGAAATGGACACTTTTGTCCTGTAAGAATAAGTCTATTAGTGTTTCGCTGTCGTGATTGGATGTTTGTGCTTGTGACTTGCTCATAGGTTCCGCTGTTAATTTGACTATATTTACCCAAATCTAAGTCAAATTCTAGCTTATTTTGATACCCATTTGTGCCAATGCCCTTGAAAACAATGCCTAATTTCGTGCCCTAAAGTGTCTAGGCTTGTCTTCTCTCCAACAATAATCACGCAATAATTCTTAGTCCAAAAGCTACATGCCATAGGGTTAACATAATTTGGCTTAATTTGGTAAGACATTGCCTTTTTGTCACATGCTTCTTTGACATTACTGGCAGTTTCGATACTAACTTGTGTGCTACTAGTGATGCGTTTGGTAAAGTCAAACAGTTGATCTGACGGGATATTGGATTCTTCATAGGCTAGAGCATTTGTTGCAAAAACCATGGTGGTCAAAATTGCTAAAATTTTCATTTTAAATACCTGTGTGTGTTAAAAATATGTGGCCGGGAGGGTTTGAACCTCCAAGGGCGTTGTCTAAGACGTTGCCCGACCCATAGCATCGCTTCCCAGCGAGCTTGGAGCTTTTCCTATTTGCTCACGGCCACATATATAATTATACTACCTTTTAGAACTTTGTCAACCATATTGATAAAATCAGTCCCCAATGGGTCTCATAGTTCGCCAATCGTCAATATTAGGTTTTTCATCTGCATCATAAGTCCAACCCAGAGCCTTCATCATGCGGTGTTTAACCAAAAGGTTTGGACTGCGAAAGCGACCAGTGTCTTGGAAGCCCAACATTACACCAACTTCACAAACTGCTCCAGACCGGCAGATGCCAGCAAAGCAGTGTACCACAACATTCATTCGATTTTCCAATGCGTGTTGTAGCAAACGGACAAGTTCGTTGGCTTGCTCTTGACTGCACTTCATTGCTTCTTCCAAAACTTGATCTTTTTCCTCTACATCCAAAAATTCAAAGTTATGAATCTCTTTGAACTTATGGGCAGGAGTAGGACGCCAGCTAGCAGGATCAGTAATGCTGATCAGCATACTATTCTCTCCGGCTTCATGATGGAATCTTTTTGGGATATCATCAGCCGCTACGTTTTCAATCCAAGGCATAATATTCTCCTAGACCATTATATCTATTTGATTAGGAAGATTGTGTTTAGTTACAACTCCCCGATTATCGTAAACTTCAATACTGTTGTGATAGATTCGTGTAACTGTGGCACCGTCTGGATAGGCAGTTACTTGTACAGTTTCTTGATGTACAACACCCCTGCCTATACTACCAGTTGGCATCACTCCAGTGAAACTGCGATCAAATGTTGTAATTGGTACAATAGAATCTATCATTGTCGTCTTTTCGTTGCGCCAATGCGTGATGTTTTATTCCACGTATAAGCAACACCATCTGGGGTCTTACCATTTTCCACTGAGTCTACACCAAACTTACCCACTATCTCAAATTCTAAACCTTTGATAGTTACAAACTCATTCATATGTTTAGCAAGATTCATTGCTTCAGCCAGTGTAAGAACCTTAAAGGTTTCTTCTTTTCCTATTACTTTATACATCCTTAATTATTACCATTCACTTTCATATTCTTCTTCATAAGTTTCACTCATATCAATTATGTTGTTAAGATCACTGGCACCACGACGAATGTAAGATTTACCGCCATCGGTAAAAATTTCTCCGCACTTACAACGAACGAAGTCGTGCCTGTTCTTACTTTCAATAATGTCTTCACATAGGCGACATTGACATTTATTTGTTACTACTACTTCACGAATTCTAGTTACCACAAACTTCTCCTATGTGTTTGCACGTGCCACGGAAAGTAAATCCAGGACATGTACAAGTTTTTGTTTCTTTATCCACAAAGTAAACATTACCTTTGGATCCGTTAACCTCAATCAAATTGCTTTTTGCAGTTGAGCCAAATAGTTGTTTGTCTGCTTTAACAAACTTGCGTCCACTCTTGCTAAAATTTTTGATACCGTTTTTAAAAAAGAAAGGTTCTTTCTCTCCTTGCTTAATGTAAGCAACCAAAGTGGTGCCGTCCAAAAGATATGTGTGATTTGGTGCTTTGTGATCGCCCCAATCTGTTATTTCTTTTAACGCTTCCATTAGTTAACCTTTCTTTATCTGCTATGCTAACAGTATAACATCAGTATTCTGGTTTTGTCAACCAATAAAAAACCGTTGTAAAAATACAACGGTTTTAGACTTACTATTTGATATTAACGGTTCGCTACGTACATTGTAACTTCGAAACCGAAACGCATTTCTGTTGCTTCTGGTTTAGTCCACATAGTAATTCTCCTTTGTTAACAAAATAAGTACTTGTCTTGCATTAGTACTTATAAACATTATACGGGAAAACTACCATAAAATACATACTGAAAATCATTAAAGATGTCTAGTGTTAGATGCTGGTTACGAATTCCAGCGATACCTTATCTTGTACCCGATTTCAACTCCAATACTTAGATGAATCTAAATTATCCCAATACTCTTTGTTATTGCGGTTAATGAAGTTCTTAATGAGATATGCCGCCATACCAAAGTATCCCATCTTTTTAAAACGTCTACTGTCCTGTCCAAAGTGATGATTAAGTATTCTAAACTTTTTAGGGCTGTATTGACGGGACAAGAAGAAATCTTCGCTTGTGGAAAACTTTTCAGGAAAGCCTCCGTATTCTTCAAAACGATCTCTGCGGGTCAGCATAAATGCCCCAACAGCAAACGGACTAAAGTACTTTAGAACATTGTTTATTATATTAAAAATACTAAATCCAATTTGTGCCACAATGTTTTTGTCATAGCAACGAGCGTTCAGACCAATTAAATCTAAATTATGTGTTTCTATTTCACGGACTGCATCTTGTATAACAGTATCTTTGAAGAAACGTACATCGCTGTCAATGAAAAGAATGTAGGGGGTGGTAACTAATTTGGCACCACGGTTCTTTGCAAGAGATACAGGTCCGCCTTCGATAACTTCTACATTCAACTCACCTTTCATTATCTCTATAACTTCTCGTGTTTTGTCTGTAGAACAATCTGCAATAATAATTCTAGTTTTGCCTATGCCTTGCTGGCGTAGGTGCATTAACAGATGCGCTATGTAATTCTCTTCATTTTTACAAGGAACTACGATGGTAATTTTTTCACTGAGTTTCATTGATCACTTTCCCTCGTCCATGTTACGATTTCCCAGCGACCATCATGATGCTCTACAAGTGCTGTACAAGATTCTACCCAGTCGCCGTCATTCATATAGATTACGCCATCTATTTCTTTAATTTCTGCGTGATGTATGTGTCCGCATATTACTCCATCAAAGCCACGCTTCTTACAGTAAGCAACTAGATTCTTTTCAAACTGAAATATAAAGTCTACTGCCTTCTTAACCCGTGCTTTAAGATATTTGCTTAAACTCCAGTAGCCAAAGCCCATGCGATGACGTAGCCAATTAAACTTGCTGTTGGCAGATAGTATAAAGTCATAGGCTTTGTCGCCAAGGAATGCTAACCACGGAGCAAGACGAGTAATGCCATCGAACAGATCTCCGTGTGTGACTAGATAGTGTTTAGTATCAACACCTATGTGTTCAAATTGATTTACAATCTCTACATTACCAAAGTTAATACCATAAGGCATTAAGGGTCTTAAGAATTCATCATGATTGCCTGCTACGTAGATTACCCTAGTGCCACGCTTGGCAAATCCCAGTATACGTCGTACCACGTTGGTATGGCTTTGTTTCCAACGCCATTTGTTTTGTTGGATCTTCCATATGTCCAAGATATCGCCTACGAGATACAGTGTTTCGCAGGTGTTGTGTTTGAGGAAGTTG